CCGCCCGGAGGGACACGGTCCCGGCGAGCAAATGCTTTTTCAGTGCCAACTGCTGCGGCACCATCCATCTTCGGCGTAGTCGTTGACGCCGCCGCCCCCTCCGGCACATCTGCACTTGTGATGTAGCCGCTATCGTTTGTCAGGTCAGACGTCTTAGTCGGAACATCAGATGTCTTTGCAAACGTGTTCTTGATTTTCTGCCAGAAGTACAGAAGCCCGTCGTTGTCCACATATTTTTTAGCCATAACCTTTTCCTTTCTATTCGCCTTCTGCCGCATCAGCATTATTTAACAACTCTTCGATCTCCGCATTGGTAAGCCGCTGTAGCTGGAGATCCTCAAACGATTTGTCACCCTGAAGAATGACGCCCTCGATCCTTGGCTTGTTTGACAGACTGAGATAATTGGAAACAACTCCACCACCACCGCCGGACCCACCTCCTGATCGCCGGTATACGGAACTGCCGCTGCCGTCTAAGCCTGCAATCAGCGAATCGATTTCTTCCTGCGTGATACTATCAAGCCCATTGAGGTATGTCTCCAGCTGATCACGAAGTGATCTGATCTGTTCCTTCTGACTGGCATCAGGCCTGATCTCTAAAAGGACAGCCATTAACGATCGCTCCTTTCTCTATACTCCCGCACAAGTGATTCGACCGTGCATTCTCTAACTCCCTCCAGGCGGACAAAGAACTTATCGCATCTGATCGGGCTGATCGGGATATACGCAGATCTTTCATCACTTTGATAGATGTGACGGATCTTCTGCCATTCACCGTCATTGAATTTGACAAGGACCGTGATCTCCGCATCGTCGTCAAGCTTCAAGCGCATTTTGAGTTTGGAATAAATCTTTTTGTCCTCGATAAACTCATCGAAGGGACCCAGTTCAGCCATCCAGCGCAAGCCTTTTTCTTCATCAGCAAACGGTACATACGGAGACACCGAACAGATTCTGTTGATATCATCATCGCTCTGTGCCCTACGAAGATAAAGCAGCTGGTTCTTTCCTTCTTCGTTATATGTATCGTTTGTCAGATACACATACTCGATCGGCTGCATATCATCTTCTTTGTGCCAAAGGACTCTATCGAGATCAAACACAAGCTGTTCGCGGCTTCCGTCTCTTGTCTCCATGTTGACGTAATACTTCGCGCCGTCAGATCCGGCGATAGCATTACAGTAATACTTGCTGCCAAGGTTTGCGCTGATGTGCTCAGGAAGTGTGCCGCCATATGCCATGATCCCGATTTTCGATTTGTAAAAGACCGTTCCGTTGATCACGCAGACGCTCTTCTCAGATCCCTTCTCGAGGCCATAGCACTCACTCTGCTGTGTTTGATATGTAGCCGGAGTATTGCCGAAGACTTTGTGAATGTAGTTTTCTTTAAAGAAAAGCAAATGTGTTGAGTATGGCACACACCCGGTCCACGGTCCGTCAGTGCCAACTTCCACCTCGTAAGCGTCTACACTGAGCCCCTGATAGTAGTGCCAGTTGGTAGGGTCCCCGAGCTTGCAGCAGCAGATAGCATTATCGTGACAGCCCCAAAGCCGGTTCCCGCTTTCCATAACAAAGTCAAGATCCGGAACATACCGTTCGATCAGAACCGTACCGCTAAACGTGTACTCTTCTTCAGTGCCTGGGAAGTCCGGCAGGATTGACAGAAATGTATCCGCCGGCAAGACCATCACATTGTCCCGAATCTCTTTGATCGTTGAGGACGTCGTATAGACCGTCTGATTCGTATCTGTAAAGTACAGCTCTATTGCGTCATTGGTTGTAAATCCGGATAGGTCCGCGCCCTCCGGAAGCGTCATCGTGCAGGATGTGGTAGTGTCATTTTTTATCACGATACTGCCGGCCTGCAGCATCTCGTAGTTGCCATACAATGTGCCGCTTTCCTTGGTTTCTACATTGAACCAAATCTTCTCCGGCCAGATGCAAATCCTCTTCCCAATACTCACCATCATGTGGCGCTGCCCCTCAGAAAGCTCTTGGATCTTTACATCTGGATAAGGAACTGGCGACCAGTTATCGCCGTTCTTTTTATATCCGTAGAAGAATCGAGCCGGCCCCTTGAATGTCTGGATCGCGTCCTTGCATATGACAGCCAATGCTCCATTCTTGACAAGGATGTGCTCAGGGTCCGGATAAATCGGTGCAATGCCACCAACTGTGAAAAAGCCACGCGCCTGGCGTTGCGACAGATTCGGGTACTTTTCCGAAGACAGGTTAAGCATGTCCCGCATCTCTCCGTCTTGAATCACCGGCTGCACGTTATATCCCTCAAAGCTGATGATTTGCTTCTTCGCAGGGGAGTTTATCGCAGCAAGTTCTGGTAGATAAGTCATTGCGTCCCCCTTTACCAATAATTACGGAATCTATGAACGTTTGCGGCGGACTCTACGCGCTGCATGTACTTCTTGTAGTCAAGAAATACAGAGTTAAACATCGCCATATTATTCTGATACGACACAGACTCCTCGTTCTGAAAGTCGATCATTGCCTGAATGTACGCGCCATACAGTTTTGAATACGGCGGTTTAGCCGTTAGATCCTTTTCATAATCCCTCGGCACAACCATCACATTGTAGTCAGACGGATCGTTGTCGAGGACCTCAGCCCAGATCATTGACTCCACTTCATTCAGGAAGTCCATCAATCTTGCATCAGAATAGACGTTCGGCTTTACTTCATTCACCTGGTCTAATACTTCTCGTACTTTCATGGTCCCTCCTTAAAGTCCCGTTGCTTCTTCCATTCTTTGCTGCAACGATGATTGAATCGCCATCGCGCCGGCTGCAGTAACCGTGTCATGCGGCTGCACATTTGCCTCGCCTGCATATGCGGCCAGATTCGCAATAGCTGCGGTAAACACATCGCCATCGGCCACATCCTCGTAAGTGATCGGGTTAAAGTATTCAGGAAACAACGCGGATGCAGCATTGATGTATCGCATCAAACGGTTCCATTCCTGTGCTGTGATCCCAAAGGCATTGCCCTGCACTTTCTCTGTGTCCCAATAGAACAGCCTTGTCGCCTCGATCGTGATCTCATTCGATGCGGATGTTTTAGCCGCATATTGGTTTTTAGCCTCGACGTATACAGTTATCCGCTCTCGCTCGAGCAGCCATCCTGATGCGTCATAAGACAGCGTGGCCTTGTACTGTTCGTCAAGATCACTGCTTGTATATACACCGACTTGTATCTTCTGACCGTTTCCCCGTTGCAGGTATACGAAGAACTGTGTGCTGTCCAGGCTGTCTTCAAAGACTTCACTGAGCCCCCACGAGATATCGATCACATTTGACGGTGATGTCTGTACAACAGCTGTCACTTCTGGCATTGACACACCAGCGTATGGAAGCGAGCAGGATACAGGGCCAAGCGTTTTATAAGTATTGGATCCAATCGCAAGCTCGATCTTAACGTCATACTTCGTTCCGGGTATTAACCCCTGGAAAACATACTCCGGCGAGCCAACCGTTGTATCCGCCTCGATAGTCTTTGTCGAAGCAAGCGTCCACGTGCTTGATGCGCTTGGCTTATAGTAGAATCCGATCGACCGCGCATATGATGTTTTCTGCTTCATGGAACTAACTGTCGCAGTCATACCGGAAAGATTGACGTTCGATAGGGATACCTGGCCGGTTGCCTGATTCATAGTTCCGTTCACCTGACGCTCAAAGATCTTTGTATAATCAGCTACACTGCTCGTACTTGCGTAAAGAGTGTAGTCGAATGTATATGTTGCACCAGGGATCAAACCGTTCACCGTAAACGATGGGGTGCCTGCAGCCGCCCGGGCGCCGATAGGCGTGGATCCAATCTTCGACCACCCGCCGTTCGGAGGCTTGAGCCACCAGTTTACGTTTCTTCTATATGCTGTTGTGGACTGCAGACCGGTTGCCTTTATAGTTGCGGAATCCTCACCATTGATCGTGACTGCAATAGAACCAGCTGAACTACAACCTGTACTAACCGTAATATCAAATGAACAGTCACACTGCCCTGGGCCATATCCACGGCAATAGATGTCGGTCGTGCTCGCGCTGATGTGCACCGAAGTATTATTCACACCATACGAGAAGTAAGCCGTGTGCGACCCAAGCGAGTACCACTTGTAATGAGACGCACAATTCAACGATGACCAGCGGATGGTACGGGGACTGCCGCCGATGGTGATTGTTACGCTGCCGGATTCACTTTCAGAGAACCCCCATGACCCAACGTAAATCCATGCTGTAGCAGTCACTACCTCTCTGAGATTTTCGTCATCATCAGAGATGGAATACTCAACATAGAAGCCAAGGCCCTTGCTGGTATTTCTTGTGTGCGATCCTTTAATCGTAGTAGACATTTACCCACCTCATCCAAATACAGCTATTGATTTTACGGGCTTCCATTCATTCTCTTTATAGATCTTCAACTGGTTGTTGCTGTCGAACCAAATATATTTATTGGACGACGGCGTAGTTGAATTGACCCAAACCCCTTTAAAAGCAGCCGGATCAGATACTACGGTATACTGGCCATTTCCAGTTCCAACGTATAACGCATTATCCGATGTATTGAGTACAACAGCGCCCGGAGTGTCGTTAGTTGCAAAGTAGTTGCCAATAGTCGAAGCAGTCACAACAGGCAGGTTTACATACCCGTCAGCGCTACTCAGATCCATGCGGTTAGTCTTATTCTCGATAATAGAGAGCCGGCCGCTAAGATCATTGATTGTCGACGCGGACGCCTCTGCATTATAGATTGCATCCTTCAGCGCCTGCGGCAACTGATCAACAGCAATCGCCTGCGAGGACATCGCCCATGATTGTGCCCTGTCCGCCGCCGCTGTAGCGATCTCAAGCTTTTGCGTAAGCGTTGATACATATTCACTCAGGTCCGCGAGCATCTTTGTGACGCTTGCCTGTCTATTCTTTTCCTGATCAACTCTGGCAGCTTCCTGATTCGCTCTCTCTGCTTCTGCTGTAATGATCTGAGAACAGCTGGAGAGAAGATCCCGAAGCGCGATATAATCATCAGACTCCTGGAGAATCGACGCGCCTACTTTGTTCACCGTTTCCACTACGTTGTAGTTGATCCTCGCAGTGGTCAGTACCACGTCATCTGCATAGATCTCGATGACCATTCTGTGAAGCCCTACCTGTGCAGTTGCCTCACCGCCAACCTGCAGCGTGATGCGGCCGTTCGCAGGATCAAGATACTGGATCGCCAGGAATGTATGGCTCTCAACATCACCGGTCGTATCTTCATTGGCGAGCACATATTCAATGTCGCCCGCTTCGTTTATGATCATTGTCCAAACATCGGTAACCGTTGTTTCATCCGGGCGTACAATAGCCACATTGATCACACTGTATCCGGTAAAGTCAAAAGCATCTGTTCCGTCATACAGCTGGATCTGAAACAGATTCGCATTGTCATGCTGAACAATACCTTCTAAAACTTTGATGGAGTTTTCATTTGTGTGAACTCCTATGGGAAAACTTTTATAATTCATATCATCGTCCCTCTTATTAAAATGCGGAGGCGGCGCTATCCGCCAGCCCCCGCACTATGCCTTGCCTGTGCAGACTACTTTGTCAGCCTTGCAATCTCTGCGGCAGTCTTCTTCTCCTGCTCCATAGAATTCTTGAGGACTTCGTAGAACTTCCTCTTGATCTTTACAGGAACGCCGCGCTGGATGAGGATCTGCTCATTGTTCACAGATACGAACTCATCACCGCTATATTTGCCAGTGTCTTTGAACAGCTCGATCTCTACAAGCTCGTTCCAGTAATCATCTGACATTACGTCTACAGCTTCTTCTTTAACGTCTGCAGCCGCCTCAGTTGCTTCGACCTCGACCTTTTTCTTAGTAGCCATTGCTATCTCCTCTCTCCGCTATTTTGCGGCAGACTCGATCCGCACCATGAATTCAGGCGACAGCAGCTCAACCGCTCTCATCGCTTTCCAGCCAACAGTAGCTCTCTGGTTGAGCGGGTCAGCGGAACCGGAGCTGCCAAGCTGTTTAACGATGTGCTGCAGGCCGCCTCCCTGGATCTCAGTGATGCCGTAGGCATTCTCACCCAGGATCAGCGTGCTGTGAACATCAGTGCCGGAAGCACCCGCGCCTTCGAAGACCTTCGCTTCAGTAGTTTCCACGAAACGGACACCGGCGATCTGACCGATCTCACCTTCGTAGATCTCGTTCGGCTGTGCATACTTATGGACTTCGATCCACTCCTCATCTCTCATCAGAGTGTAGGCAATGTCCGGATCAACGATACCGACATAGCTGCCATTGATTCTCTTAGCGTTATTGTTCTTCAGCTTACGAACGGCATTGAAGATGTCGCCAACGGTGATGTAGTCAGTGGCAGCGATAGCAGATCTTGCGCTTTTACCGCCTGCAAAGTTGACGTTTTTGCACTCTGCGAGTTTCTCGCAAGTTACCCAGTCAAGGGTTTCGCCAGCCTGGTTACCGAGCAGCTTTGTCGCCTGGACCATGTTGTTGTCGATGGCGGTCAGGAGCAGGACGTCAGACAGTTCGACATAATCGCCGTACTGCTCAACTCTGCCGGTGACCGTAGAGACATTCAGCTTGTGGCCCTGCGGGGTAACACCTTCAGTGATCGGGGTAGTCGCCTTCTCAAATGCGCTATAGCGTCTGAACTCGATGCTCTTACCGCCGTTCTTCGGGATGGGATGCTTCTGGCCGAACTGATCGTGAACGAGATTCGGGACAGCGTTATCGATCAGATAATCGCTGTAGAAGGTCTTCATCTCCGGAGAAAGATCATTCGTGCTATGACCGCTATACGGATCGCCTGTTCTGTTGATGTCGTACTCTGTGCCGAACAGCTGCAGATCGATTCTTCTCTTCTTTTCAAACATTGCTTTCTCTCCTCTCTATCACGGATAGAGAGTGCTTCACCTTTTAGAAGGTGATCGTTTCGCCGCGTGCTACACGCCTTGCGATCTCTGCTCTATCCGCTTTGGATAATTTACTTGTATCAGTCTTGCGGACAATGCCGGGCTGTTCTGCGAGACCGTTCTCGGCGGGACGCATCCCCCTCGCACGGATGGTGTTGACCGTGTTCTGACGGACCGCTTCCGCTACGTGCGATGCTGTACCCTGCATGATCTCAGGCAGGTGCAGCGCTTCGTATGCAGTGCGGATGTCGATGTTCGGGTTCTTGATCAGATCCAGGAATGCCGGATTCTCTACTTCGGCCTCAAGATCAAAATTCGGATAGTCCGTTTTCAATTCCTGTGCCTGCTGCATCCAGTCCTGATAGATCTTATCGCTCTCCTCCTGTGCGATCCTCTCCTGCTCGGCTGCCTGGTACTGAGCATTTTGTCTCATCGTCTCCTGATATGCCAGGTACTGATCGACTGACATGCCGGCTTCATCAGCCAGCTGCTCGACCTTGCCATTGTCCTTGAGGATAGCTTTGCGCAGATCCTGCATGTCCTTTATTCCGTAGATCTCCATCAGCGGATCGATAACTCCTTTGTATGCATCGATCTGTGCCTTCTGATCGTTCATGGACTTGAAGCGTTTATCAAGGATCGACTGGACCTTGCTTTGGAACTGGTCCTTGTACTGCCCTTTGATCATCTCTTCAAAGACTTGCGCGGGATCAGGCTCTGTGCCTTCCTCGCCGCTCCCGGCGAACGGAGCTTGAGATCCTGCGGACTGCTGTGCCGGTTCGACCTGCTGGCCTTGCGGATCTTTGCCGTACACGACATTCTTCAGACTCTCTCTGCCAGTTGGGTTGGCGGGACCCTGTCCTTCAGCCTGTTGTGATCCTTCTCCTGCTCCTGCCGGCGCGGCCGCACCATCAAACAGGTGGAGATCCATCACTCGTTTCATGTGTAACATTGCGTTACTCCTTCCTGTAGTCTGTTCCTACGAGCCATTTAATTGTGTATGTGCAGCCGCTTTCTGCCTAAGCTCCGGCGGCTCAAATCATGTATAGCGCAAACAGGAAATTATTGTGACCCCCTATCTATTCGGGGATCTCTTCCTCGCTCACAGACAAGTACTCCGGATAGGAGTCCTCGAGCATGCGCAGGCCTTCCATCAGCATGTCGATGCATCCATGCGCGTAGTCGTCATAGATATCGCACTCTGTATCGATCTTCACATTGCCAGCCTCGAAGTCATCCCACTCATTCATCACTGCTGCAAACGTCTGCACCAACGCGGATACGGCAGCACATACGGTGTCGTGCCCGGACAGATCATATCCGGCGTGCCCGATCACAGAAATGATATGGTTCTCTCGTTCCGCTTTCGCGTTTACCGCGATCTCATGCTTTGCTACGATCATTGCTCTATGCCCTCGGTGTTCCGCTCTGCGCTACTCTTGTTCTTGCTTTGGCTGCCTGGCCGCTCTCGCCGTGCTCATTGAATCTGGACTTCTCATTGGAAGCTCTGCCAGGGCGGGCTGATACTGCGTCAGGCGGCGCGAACTGTCCCTCCTGTGCAGCTGCCCCCATCAGATCAGATGGCTGCCCCATAGCGGCGTTCTGAAGATCCAGTGTCTGCATGAGCTGCGCATTCTGTGCCTGCAGCTGCTGGATCATCTGCAGCATCTGCTGGTTCTGACTGATCTTCTGCACAAGCGCATCCTTGCCCTCGAACTCCATCATGTCCAGGACGACCAGCGCCTGGTCCGCCATCTGAGGATTGAACAGGCCCATGCCAAACAGTTCCTTTGCAAGCTCATTCTGACTGATCCTTGAGAACGGGCTCTGCTTCTGCGCACTGATCTTGATATCGAAAATCGGTTTGCGGAATCCGCCTTCCTCGCCCATCTCCTCAGAGATCAATGTCTCCCGGATGCGTCTGTTGTCATACTCTACGAACTCATCCATGCCCTGCTCGCCCACGATCCGGAAGAATCTTGTCTCCTCGTAGAACTGGCGGATGAGCTCAAGCACTAAGTGGTTCATCTGCTCATATGCGTTGTACGATGTCGAGATCATGTCACGCGACAGTTTAGATCCCGCTTCCTGCAGCGCAGCGATCGCGGATGCAGCGGTAACGCCGGCAGTCGTTGTGCCCTGGCTGAAGTCTCTGTTACCGGATGTCTCCTTCAGCTCGTCGACTCTCCACTGCATGTAGGTGAGTACGTGTGACGGCAGCGCCGGTGTCTCGAACCAGCGGAAGTGATCGTCGTCCAGATTGCCTTCCGCATGGATCACGTCCTTCGCATAGTTGGTCAGCTCGTCCTCGTTGATGCCGGTCTCGCCTTTTACGATCAGTCTCTTCTTGCCCGCCATCATCGCGTTCTTTGCGATGATCTGATTCATCTTGTCGATATACATCTGCGGGTCTTTCATCACGTCGATGTAACCGAAGCCGGCCGGAGAACCCTCCATCGGGAACATGACATCAAACACGAACGGATACTCCCCGTGCTCATAGAAGCCTGTCTCTGCCAGCTCCGGATCATTCTCGGATGCATAGATCACTTCACCGCAAGCGAACTTGCAGTAGTGCAGGACCTGCTTGCTGCCGATCTGTGCTTTGTAGTACCAGTCAATGACTGCCGTCTTCTCGCTGTTGTCGATGTTGTCGTCCGTCACATACTCTTCGACTTTGTAGATATCTGTGCCGGTCTTGCCAGCAAGGAACGGATACCGCTCTTCCAGCACGTCATTGTCCACCAGCTCCACGGTGAAGACGTTGCGGCTGTCCTGAATGTTCGCGATGCCAGGCTCCCAGAAGATGTTCAGAAGATCCACACGCTTGATCGCAATGTCTCCGACGCCATTGTCGATAGCATTGTTCCAGTAAACGCCATAGACTGCCGTGCCCTGCTTCAGCTTGTACCACCAGGCGTCGCTGTAGATCTTCCGGAAGTTGTTGCGCTCAAGCAGCACCGGCATGATCTCGGAAAGAAGTCTCGCGTCCTCCACGTCATTCTTCTCACGCGGCAGCACGTTCACCGTCGGGTAGTTGTCCATTGCATCCGCGTGCTTGTTGGCCAACGAGTTGAACAGCCAGGCACTCACAGGACGCGGGTCCTCTTTGTTGTTCTCCTTGCCCGCGACAATATCCCAGTGACGAAGCCTCCACCATCTCTCATTCTCGACGACGCGCTTCTCAAGATTGGCCTTGCCGGACTTATACTTCTCGAACGTCTCGTAAGCCTTGGCAATCTCATCTTTGCCGACAGGACCAACGCGTCCGATCTCACCGTCTTCGATCTCACTCATGTGGCCGGACTTGCCATCTTCCGGATGGATCGTGCCCGTCGCCTCGTCCGTCGGTGTGGTCTTCTCGTTCTTCCACTCCGGCGCCAGCTCATTATCTTTCGGCGTCATATCATTCGGCACGTGCACCGATTCACGGCGCGCCTCCTTTTCGGTGATATCGCGAGTGCCCTCGCCGCCGTTGCTTTTGATTCTTCTTGCCATTGATGTGTCTCCCTTCCTCATCACAGCATGCGCATGTAGTTATACGAACCGAGCAGCTGCTCGCGCTCTTCCTTGAACAGATCCAGCGGATCATCCAATATCATCTCGACTCTGCCATCCGCCAGCTTCCTTCTCGGTGCGATCGGATTCGCCATCATCACGTATCGCCACTCATCGTAGATGTGATCCTCCATCGTGGTGTCGATGTCCTCTACCTTCTTCTCGTCATAGATCAGAAGCGGCACTGTGCGGATGAAATTGCGGCAGGTGTTGAACACGTAGAACATCGGCACACCATTCTCATCGAACACCAGCCGGTAATGGCACTGCATCTTCCCGGGGATCCTGTTGTGGTCCCCTCGCTCGAAGTAGATACGCTGCTTCTCCATCGTCTCGGCAATGCTGATACCATTCTGATCAGCAGCAAAGATAGCTGGATCTGCGAACCGGTAGATCTTCCTACCGCGCAGGTTCGGGTCTGTCTCCTCCACATCATGGATGTGTGCAGCCACCTCGTTGACTGTCTCCTTTGTGCCGGTGTCCGGTATCGCCTCTTTGCTGTATCCGTCTATCTGGCAGCCGTAGTACTCACGGATGCGGTATGCACGGCCATCGTAGTCCACTGCATACCAGCCGATGCTGTACGGCTTTGAGTATCCCCAGTCGAATCCCTGGTAGATCTTCCACGTGTCCGGGATCATGAACGGCTCGATGACGTGCGTCCACTTGCGGTCCTTGTAATGCTCAGGATCATCCACGAATTCCTCGAAGACCTGTCCTTCAAACAGATCCCAGCGGCCGTGCAGCCATGCTTCCCGGATCTTCGGCGGCAGTGCTTCGAGCTGCTGGATGTATTCCGGCTGCGCGTTCATCAGTGCTTTGTTGTCAGTGACCAGCGACTGGATGAACCGGTACTCGTCAGCCCGCTCACCTTCTCTGAACTTGCGGTCGATGAACAGCCTCTTCATCCAGGCATGGCCAACGCCGCCCGGGTTGCATGTGTAATAGATCCGCTTCGGATAACTGTTGACGCCACGCACGCAGGCATCCAGCTTCTTGATCCGCTCTTCCGTCTGGTGCGTTGCCTCATCCACGAACAGCACGTCGACTTCAGTACCCTGGAATCGCTCCGCGTCCTTGTCCGTCTCGCAGTACCGGAACAGGATCCTCGATCCGTTCGGGAAGATCAGGTGCTTCTTGCTGTCGTTGTACTTGGCGATCCTCTTTGATGGATCAGTGTCGTACACATGCAGCATCTCGCACAGCGGCAGGATGTGGTTCTCAGACAGCTCCGGATAAGTCCGGCGGACGATCATGATCTTGATCCCCGGCCACTTGAGTGCCAGCAGCACAGCCTTGATGCGCACCGCCCAGCTCTTGCCGCCGCCGCGTGCACCACCGAACGCAATATGTTTCTCTTTCGCTGACAGGAACAGCTTCTGTTTTTCGTTAGGCATGGGCAGTATCAGATCCATGATCAGTCACCCCACTCCTCATCAGATCCATCCACGAACTTCACGCGCATCTCGTTGCTTGCATTGTTCGCACGGTCCAGCCGCTCCTGCTTCATCTTCTCGACCATCGCAAGGACCTGCATGGCATCCTTCAGCGCCTTCATATCTGCCTTGCTGTACATCTGCTCGCTCGTCTCTGTCATGCCGTGCCCGACCTGCTCAGTGACGATATATCTGTTGAACTGATCCACGTCGGATATCGCTCTGTCCAGGTGCCTCTCGATCTTGTCCAGAAGCGTCAGCTCTTTCGTCACAACGCGGACCTGCTTTGCCTCTGCTTTCTGCGTGGACTTTGCGACAACTTTGCTCTTATGCTTTTTTCGCGCTTTGAACCACTCATCACGCTCCGCTCTATATTTAAGCGTTGGGTAAGGCACACCATACTTTTCAGCCAGCTTCCGCTGGGAGATATCCCCGGTGATGTATTCAGTTTTGATCTTCTCCCAGTTAACTTTGCGTGCCATCTCGGCCGCCCTCCTTTTTTCGCCGTGCATTGTACACGAATTAAAAATCTATTTCGCCCTCCCATCTTCCCCGCACAGAAAAAGGAGCCCGCAGGCTCCCTCTTCCGGTAGGGGTTTTATGCTGCTAAAAGGGAATGTCGTCATCTTTGATGGCTTCAAACCCCATCGGCATCTGTTCCTGGGCAGGCATTTCCTGCTGCGCGTTCGGCTGAGCATCCTTCCCGGGCTGGCCGCTGCCGCCGGAGTAGTTTACCTGCTGCCCGTAGGATGCATGCTGAGGCGACTCGCTTCGCGTATGCTGAGCGTTCTCACCCCACTCGAGGAATTCCACCCTGTCTGCCACAACGTCCGTTGTGTAGACTTTCACGCCGTCCTTTTCGTAGGACCCTGTCTGGATCCTGCCGGTGATCCCGACGAGCCGGCCCTTCTTCAGGTACTTCTCACAGTTCTCTGCCTGCCGGCCGAACACTGTAATGCGTGGGAAGTCAGTATCTTTTGTGCCGTCTTTTCTCGGCGGCCGATCGATCGCAATGCTGAAGGATGCGATCGCCATCTGATCCTGTGTCCAGCGGACCTCCGGGTCTCTTGTCAATCTTCCGATCAATGCTACGCTATTCATAGTTACAAACTCCTAACTTTAAATTAATCATAATCTTTATTGCCGCTCATCCTGCGTCTGCAGTACGGGCACTTTTCCGGCGGCTCTGCCCGCTGATCATACTTGAGGATCCTGCCGCCGCATTTCGCACACTGCCAATACTCGTGATACTTATCTCGCTTCCGGATCCAGGAAGTTGTTCCTGCGATGTGTTCACTCATCGTCTTTCCTTTCTCTCTTCCAATCTTCTCCCTTCCACTCGATCCCATCGACGCATTTGTTGCACGGTTTCTCATCAAAATTTGTGCCTTTGAAAAAGCAATACCGGCAATTCCCAACACGTTCCTCCTTATCCGTGTATCCTGTCAAATCAATCATCGCTTCCACCTCCCTCACTTTCTCTTGTAGTCATCAAATGTCTCGCACGACCAAAATATCCATCTTGAGTTGACCCACCTCTGAAGACGCCGTAGATCGCTATGCGCTGGGATATGTTCCTTGTCATAGAGCATCACGTATGGTGCATACCCGATTTGGCGAAGCGTGTTGATCCTCTCGAGGTCTTGCTCGAACGTGGTGTCAAAACCACAGAGAACATACACAATGAGATCAGCCTGCCGTATCGTGCATATATCTCTAAACCGTTTGAACTTCGGCAAGATCATCTCTTTGTCTTGATATCTGTCCCATGCGAAGTGCAGCTCCCTTGTCTTGATGGCAGACAATGCTTTCGCTCTTTCCTTGTCCATCATTCGGATGTCTAACCCTTGATTAAAGTCCACCCACGCTTCAGAGCTTTGCAACTGTTCGAGCAGATCGCGCCAGTCTTTACATGCCAGGATATTCGGATCACACAAAACGATGTTCTTCTGGCCTGCCCAGAACTCCTGCAGGTCCGCGACCTTGTAGGACTTCAGACCCTCTTTTGCTCCTACATGGCAGAACGAACAGCCGCGAGGACATCCGCGCGTCAGAAACCCATATGCCGTATCGGTCACCCCATAAAGCGAGTAATCAGGCATTGCGTGTTCTATTTCATCCGGCAGAGGCTCGTCTTTTTTTCTGTTGAATGTCTCCACCCCCCCATTTACGCTGATTGCATACCCGGTTCCTCCCTTGCGAATCTCGCCCGCGTCGATGTTGTACAGGTAATCCTCTGAAAAGCTGAACACCTTTGACATGTACACGCGATCCATATGGCCGCTGAACATTGGCTCGTACCACTCGACCGTATCGCCCATGCTTTTGTGGTGTGCGGAGATCTTCATCAGCGGGAGATTCGGAAAATGATGACCATCAACGTCAATCAGTCCGATCTTCATTTTTGTCACCCTTAAAGATCCTCCTCGTCCTCAAAACTACTCCGGAACTTCATCGCCATCGCTGCGATTTGTATCGCCTCGCACGCAAGGCACAGTGCTTTGCGCTCCAGGATGTGCGCAGCGTCCAGATAATTATTTCTATCCTCTGACCTGACATTCCTCCACATGTATTCAAGATGCCAGCTGACCGAGTCCATCTCCGTAAGCGCTTCCTCGACCTCTTCCTTGATGATTGCGTAGCCCTCATGTGGAGAAGAAAAGTACTCGCCGTGATCGATAGCTGCCATCACATACTCTTTGGTCATGAGATCCTCGACCTGTGCCATCGTCTTTTTATAGCTCATTCCGTTTCCTCCTTGCGTTCTTCCTTGCCATAGCCGAACTCTTGATCTGTGCATTGTGATCCGTCCGGATATACTTCTGAGACTGGTATTCTTTCCTGTTGTCATTGACCGCTTTTAGCTCCTTGCGATACTTCGCGTACTTCTCGCAGCGGTCATGGCAGGCAGGTTCTCTTACGTCACACTCCATGCACGGTGATTCAACACCGGTGCCGATCATCCAACTCTTAGAACGGGACATAGTCTTTGATCACCTCCAGGAATGTCTCGAAATCCATCGTCACCTTCCACTTCTGCCCATTCTTTCTGTGAACGACCAGCGGGATATTGCCAGTGAAGTCGCTGTCTCTTTTCGCCTGTGCCAACCACTCATCCAGGCGGACCGTCTCCTGATGCTTTACTTCCAGATGGAAGCCCGGGAGACCAACTACATCCGCAGCGTCTCCGGTAGATCCGCAGTACTGCGCAGTTCGCCTGGCATCATCGTATCCGTGCTGCTTAAGGATCTTCGCCACCTCCAGCTCAGCACGCTTGCCTTTCTGTTTGCTGTTTATAGGCATAGCCTCATTTCCTCCTCTTCCATGTCGACCTCAACTTTTACGAACCGGCTTTTATATAAGCCCTTCTTACCCCTGCACGCACCACTCATCACGTTACTCAATGTGGTGCCGGCAAGAGACGCAAGCTCCTTCGCGCTGTTCGCCACTCTGACAGGAAGCTCGTATTGATCCCTGGTCACTTCCATCCATACGTTCCGTTTCACTTCTCCGCCTCCTGATCTTCCTTCAGCGAGTGTTCGATGTAAACGCGCTTGATCTCTTCCACGCCATCGGATGCAGTCTCGCTGTCTATCCTGTACCTGGTGTCATACGCCCGGCCGAACCTTTGGATCTGATTGAGACTGAAATCCGAAAACCCGGTCTTGTGTGCCATGTAACCGATCAGTGCCAGCAGTGCCTTCTCCTGCTCCTCCTTCAGGAACAGTTCCTCGCGCAGCTTCTGATTCTGTTTTGCTCGTGACTCTGCCAGATGTTCAGCTGCAAATACATCACGCTCTTTCTGCTGCAGTTTGTGCTCGCTCCACTTCATGCGCTTCTTCAGCTTGATCATCTCAGTCTTCTGAGCCTCGCATGTGTGCTGCAGATGTTCTTTCTCTTTCCTCGTCAGATTCATGCCCTCCGTCCTCTCGTATAGATCATTGAGTTCCTGCGCATACGGGCAGCTCGTCCAGTCGTTCTGGCAGACATGCTCCAGCTGCCAGTTCTTCTTCGCTACAGTTCCAAAGTCTCTGTGCGTATCTTCACAGACGATCGTTGCCGTCGGCTTCTTCTGTCCGTTGATGTAGTACGGACACTTCACGTAATAGCCCATCACGCATCACCCCTTTTGCTACGGTACTCAGCGCGCTGCCTGTCAAAGTAATCACAGCTGCACTTCCTGCCTACCCACACGCCATCCTCCAGCCATGAGATGATGCCGGTATCAAGGCACTTCGGACAGCGGTATGTGTACACGACCTCTTCGGTGCTGACCGGGATACCGAGTTCTCTTCCGAAAACCTGCCGGCACTTCTTCATGCACTCTTCCCTTGCCATCGCCGTGCTGTTCCCTGTGATCACTCTCGGTAATGCTCGGCGCTGCTCTTCCTGCATCAAATCTCTTTGATCAGCAGCCAGGATATCTTTGATGAGCCCTACGAAGAAAGCTATGTTCATCTCTCGCAGTTTCATCGTGTTCCGGTATTTGTCCCATGCCCGCTGGCAGATCTGTACCGGGTACCTTTCGAGAGACTTGTACCAGTCGTCGATCAAGCTCGCGATCTGCAGCTCAGTCATCCCACGATAGGTGTTCGGGTATACCGCTGAGACCTTGACGTACATCTGGCCAACCTGTTCCCTCGTCACTTCCGTTCCTCCTTTCCGCTTCATCCATCGCTCTTGCGATCTCGATAGGATCCATCTTCCGTCTTTCGGGCCGCTGGTTCAGATAACCCTCGAACTTGGTCCCGAATAATGTCTCCGGTCTGAGATACTTTTCGCGGTCCGTGTTCATCCACTCCATCGCCTTGACATCTATCACCCGGATGAAGTCCTCTGTCGTGAATCCCTCGTTGATCCTGGCGATGATCTTGTTCTGTGTCAGACGTGTCGTCGGCAGGTAGTGTTTGCCGGTCCGGTCATTCAGGTACTTCACCACTTCACGGACGATCTCCATCTTCGCCAGATCCACCCGAGCCCCCTCTGGGGGTTTGGGGGTATTATTGTTTTCCTTCTTTCCTTCTTTCTTTCTTTCCTTCTTAAGGTGTGGTTGCCTGTTGGTTATCTGTTGGTTATCTGTTGGTTGCTTGTTGGTTACTTGTTGGTTAGACTCCGAGTCATCACCTTGATACAGCCCCCAGTTTTCAATGGTTACAATCGAAAATTTGTTGGTTGAAAAAATGGATATTTCTCCAGTGCTCTCCAACTTTTTTAAAGCCGTGCGTACCTGCTGCCGTGAAAACCCGAGATCAGCAGCCAGCTGTTTAGTGCCGATAATGGCATCGCCAGGATGGATGGCGTGACCCATGTACGCGCCATCCTTCCAGTTGGCGATCATAAGGAGATGGAGAAAAACATCCTTCACGACGCTGTCCCGATACCAGCCCCACTCAACAAGCTTTCTGTATAACCGGACATAGCCGTTAAGTACTCTCATTACTTGACCTCGCCTGTCTCCTGATCAACTGCTTCCTGTTCTTCTACGACTTCGTATTCAGCCCACACTGTGGTGTCCTGCTCGTCCTCCATGTTGGCAGACAGATCCACCTTGATGGTCTCGTCCTGCTGCACCTGCTTGACGAACTCTGTCTTGATCGGTGCATACTTGAGGACCTTCTTGATCAGCGTCTTCTTCGCCATCTCATCGAAGTTGTCCTTCCAGGGCGAGTCATATCCCCTCTTGTATGCTTGACTGAACTTTGCGGCATGTTTCTGTACATCCTCGATGCTCATCACCTCGAAGCCAAAACCGCCGTTTACAAGCGTGTAGACAGCGTAATAGCAGATCACCCTGCCACGGTCCTTAAAGGCCGGCTTATGGTGCAGTTTTGGCTCCAGGCCGTACTCATAATCGAACTCATCATTCTCGTACACTTCATGTGCTTCGATGTTCTTGAACTCCCCGGAACGATGAGCAAGATCGATGAGTCCTTTGTAGCCGATCTGGAACTGGCACTCCATGACACCTTTATTTCTGAACGGGATCATGTATGCCTGGCCGAGCGGCGTGTTCGGTTCAAGGCCGAGCTGCGCTGCCTGCATCATCGCTCCGCAGAAAGACTGCGGCGTGCATTCCGCGAGCTTTGCATTGCTGGATACTGCAGTCATAGCCATGCGTGTGAATCTCTCCGGAGTGATCACGGAAGGCAGTGCCTTCTTGATCTCCGGTTCCATCACCTTGATCCAGTCTTTGATGGACTGCGGCTGCTTCTTTGCCGGTGCTACCTGACCAGCTGCTTTCTGTTCGAGTGCATTCTTAACTGTCATTTCCTTTACCTCCTGAGACATTTATTTGGCAGCCTTCTGGATGTTGAACACCCTGTACGGCTTACCCTGCTTTGCATACTTCGCAAAGATCTGAGGCTCGCTCGCCTGCAGCGCTTTGCTGTCGATCGTGACGCGGCCGGCGCGGTTCTTCCATGTGACCTTCTTCATACCGATCCACGCGGTCTCCGCCTCACCCATGAATCCCTCAATCTTCTGCTCAAGCTGGGACTTCTCGTCGTCCAGCTTCTTGATCATTCCTTTGACCTCAATAAGACGGTCGAGATCATCTGTCAGGAAATCGAGATCCACAGTCGTCCCTTCTTCTGCTTCCGGATAAACCATCTTCAGTGCCTGGGCCGACGCTTCAGATCCATCCGGTGCCGGCATGTTCTTTTCAACAACGTTGTGTTCCCAGAAGATCCTTTCGACTTCAATCAGGTATCTGATGGTATCTTCGTCACGCTCGATCACCCTGGTCACAAAATCGTGGTTGCCGATGAGACATGCGATGTACCATCTGTCTGCGCCCGTGACCGCCATGTAGTGATGGCACTGGAGCTCATACTCCGGCGGGATCTTCCCGCCTTCCCACTGATCCTTGACGTAACTGGATCCAGTCTTGATCTCAAGGCCGGCGTTCTCACCTACTACCCAGCGGTCGATGTTGGCAAGCATGAAGTCGTAGTCATCGTGCTGCAGGATCGCGTTCCTGCGCTGGCACTTCTTTCCGGTCTCTTCTTCCCACAGCTCAGCGACGAAAGCCTCAAGGCCGCGCCCCACTTTCATCTGCAGGTTGTCTTCCTTTGCCGGAGGATCATCGCTGGTCTTGTCCAGGAACACGTCGATCGGGCTGCGGTATCTGCTGATGCCACAGACAGCTGCAGCATCAGATCCACCAATGCCGGCCCGCCTTGCTTTGAGCCACTCATCGCGGCTCATATCTTTGGTCTTACATAGAATCCGGGTCATTACTCCACTCCTCTCTGAACCGCTCCAGGCGTTTTTTGTCATCCTCGAACTGCCGATGCAGCCGCATCCTGCTGGCTGTGTACAGCCTCGACTTGGCGTGTGCTTCATACGCAGCCAGGAACCGGTCAAGATCCTTCTTGTCTTTTGCGATCCAGTATCCGTTCACATTGCTGCATATCTCATTGCCTTCGCGCCGCAGCGCTTCCACGTGCATCCGCACGTTGCGTTCATCAAGTCCCGTCACCCAGGACAGATCCGCAGCAGTTACCGGTGCCTGCTCAGAAGCACCGACAAGCGCTTGCAAGATCGCATCGTTCACGCTATACTTCTCTTGGTATGAGGATTGCGTGGCTACGGCTGCGCTTTCTTTTTGCGTGTTACTCATCGCTCTCTCCTTTCTTCACGATGTACACTTTTCTTACTCGATCATCGAAACTGTCCATGCTGTCATAGCCGATGTGCAGATCGATGATCCCTTCCGGGAATCCGCCCCGGTCCTGCACCTGCACCTCTCCTATATCTTCGATGTACAGGATCGTGCCAAGATCGAACTCCTCGTTTGTGGCTACTGTGTAATACGGAACCGGCGTGTATCCGCCAGCCGTCTGATAGTTTTCCCCGCCGCCTTCGTAATACGCATACGCTGTCACTCTGTAGTCACCCGCGTATTCGTATACCGGCGTCGGTTCTTCGATCACCTCTTGCGGGATCTCCGGAACAGGTGCAGCTGCCGCTGCCTGTGCCATCATGAACGCAAGGACGATCGCCTTCATTACGCTTGCCAAGGGGATCACCCCCTCCGCTGCATGATCATCTCCGCGACATCGTCGACCAGATATGACTTTGCATTGCCCTTGCCCATCGGTAAGTAGTCCAGATCCTTCAGCAACGTTGCTGCCGTGCTCCGGCCGATACCCATGAACTCTGCAACCTGGCTGATGGTCACCATCCCACGGCCGTATGATTGCTTCAGACTTCGTGCTATCGTTCGCCTATCCATTCAGTCCTCCTTTCACTCTTCCTTTGCCGGTACGATTCCATACACGATCATGATCGCGCCAAGGATGCTCGCACCGCCGATGGTGAAGCACTGCCTGCCGGCAATGTCCCAGTAGATCATTCCGATTCCAAGCAGCACCCATGCGATGCTGATCAGAATGTCGAACCACTTCGCTCTCATCTCGCTTCCTCCTCCCATGAAAGAAATGTTAGTAATAGTAGTTGTTCACAGATGTCAACATCTGTGGACAACTGTGCTATCCGTAGGGTAGCAACGTCGCCTGCGTTATCAGGTGTGATCAATTTTGTTCACTGTTGGTGAACGTCTTCGCGAAAAAAATATCATCCCTCGTCTCATCATCAAGATGGAGAATGGATGATAACTTATTCGCCTCACTAACTTTAAACTCACTCTCTCCAGAGAGCTTCTTTGCAAGACCATACGGCGTGATTTCAAGGCACTCAGCAATGTGCTTGAGCTTCAGCCCGCTATCGTCTATCGTTGATCTCAGCAACTCAAGATTTGTCATGTCGTTCCCTCCCGTGTTCACTTTAATTGTACAATCAGATATTAATACTATGTTCTATAAGAGTCAACACCTTTTTGCAAAAATCTCAACTTTTGTTGTTTTTTGATGAACGTTGATTTATACTGATAACACGCAAGGAGAATGAGAGATATGCATATCGGAGAACGAATCAAACAGAGAAGAGAAGAACTTCATATGTCGATGGATGATCTCGCTCAGAAGCTTGGATATAAATCCCGTACATCTATCTTCAAAATCGAATCCGGCGACACAGATCTCCCGCTGTCTAAGGTGGAAGAGTTCGCTGCGGCGCTCTTTGTAACGCCACAATACCTCATGGGCTGGGAAGATTATGGGACTCAATCTGATGTACCATACTACTTAGACGAAGAAACTGCTGAGATCGCACAGGAAGTGTATGACCGCCCGGAACTGAAGATCCTGTTCGACGCTTCCCGGAAGGCATCAAAGGAAGACATCCAGTTCGTGGTCGAGATGATCGACCGCATGGCAAAGAAAGAGCGGGGCGAATAATGAGGGAAGATTATCGGACACATGATGAGGCATACTTGCTTCAGATGATAAGAGAGCGAAAGCCGATCA